TTGTAGGTCGGCGCTATCACGAAGAACTGCTCTTTCGGAAATTTGCTTATCTCCTGATACAGCCATAGCGGACCGGTATAAGTCTTCCCCCCGCCGGTCCCGCCTATCAAGGCAATAAACCTCTTCAGGCTGTTTATGGCTTTTCCTTGGTGGGGAAAAAGCCTAACCGTTTTTGCCTGTTCTATTTGTGTTTGCATCGTTTTTTATTATTAACCTAAGCGGGACTTTGACCTCCCCGCTATGTTCAATGTCTTGCTTGTCGCTCCATTCGTCAGGTTGTCTATTCTTAAGGTAAAATATCTGAGCCGTGATATTAGGAGCCAGTGTCTTCTTGATGGTTTTTTTCAAAATACCCAATTTTAGCTTATCTATGACAGCGCTTTCATAATGCCTCTCTATATATTCAAAAGTTCCTGTGGCCATTTTGAATAAGGCATTCTCCACCTTTTTATCCGCTGTTGATTGCGCTTTTTTTATAGCGTCGCAAACGTCGCTTTTTTTCTCCATCCACCTATATAATGTAGCTTTATGAATCCCCACTGCTTGACAAGTCGTGGTGATAGTATTGCCTATTTTAAGTAGCTTGCAGATCTTCTCAGTTAGCTCTTTGGAATATTTCATTTCCTCATTTCACCAAATAATATAAAGCATATCCGAAGATTAAGCAACCCGTGAGCGGATGCCGCATGTTCTGGCAGCCGATTCTGAGGATGGTCTTGAACAGGTAGAATTTCGTAGCCCGAACTTTGAAATAGACCCGCTCCCGCTCCGCGTAATTAAATGCCATAGTCAATCCTCTTGGTGTTCTCATTTCTTCCGCAATATATCCTCAATTTTATCGAGTCTTTCTTCTATGTTTTCCTGTCCCTTCTCCAATGTTGCAAGCCTTTCGCCATGACTGGGATTCTCGTCTTTTTTATTCTTCTTGTATCTTGAGCTATAATAAAACACGCGCTCAATGAGGAGACTTGCCATACCCAATACGGCAACAACCGTCAGGGGGTCTACTTGCATTTACTCACTCCTTTTTAAGATTTCTTATTTTTCCAATCTCTAACCACTTTTGTACCACACCAGGAACCGACGAGCACTATGCAGATTCCCAAGAAGGCTTGGTTTATTGCGACCTTTTGGTAAATCATTATGATTAAATTTGTAACGCAGCCTATGGTCAAGACAGGTCGGGTAAGGCTGCGAACTAAACCTTCAATCCTTGTTTTGAGGTCTGTATATCTTCCTTCACGCGCGAGGATGAACTTGTTCTGCTCCTCTTGTGCTTTGAGATAAGCTTTGCGAATATCGGCCCGTTCCTCAAACATCTTTTCAGCTTCATTAAATACAGCATCAAGGATGGGTCCAGCACCAGGAATCTTCTTGGCAGCAAGTCCCAGGAGTCCTTTAATTACGGGGGGAACTGGAAGAATAGATGTCGCTAAACCTAAAGCGCCCTTTAGAATTTTCAATGGTTTAAATGCCATGTTATCCTCCTTATATTATCTTTTTATTCGAAAACTCTTCATATCCTTTTGGAATTTCCCACGCTTCAGGTTTATCTTTTTTCAAGCTGATAAATGTCGGACCTCCGTGCTTATACGCTCTCTTCATAGCCTTCTCCGTAGCCTTTGAATCCTTCGGGAAGTAGCTGATGACGTTCTTGAATAATGCTGTCAGGCCTTCCGCATTCAAAGGTCTGTGTGTCGGTCCATGGATAGGATAATCCGCGTATCCAACGAGCATGACTGGAAGATTCTGCTCGTCTATGTCTATCTTGATTTGCTCGAACGGACGCTCGATGAGAAACGGAGTTATGGAATAGACCACTGGTCTTAGCCCTTCCAGTGCCATTCCCGCAGCCATCGAAATCATCGTCTGCTCGCAGAGTCCTAGATTATAGAATCGGTCAGGCCATCTCTTCTTGAATTCCGCCATCTCCTGCTCAACGTCTCCGATGAGCAATATGAGCTTGTCATCCTTTTCAGCAAGCTCAACGATAGTCTTTCCAAACTGTTTTCTCATTTATCTCTTTCCTTATTGTGGTTGTATTCTCTCCCTGGCATATCCAAGGTCACTCAGGAATGGATGAATTATAGGAGCCATAATTTTCAAATAGTCAATCTCAGCCCACTTTGGCCCAAGAAGAAATTCGAGTCTTTCCATATCCCCCTGTTTATAAAGTTCGGCGAATTTATTGTTTGGTGTAATATTTACAGGCTCCCACTTCTCTGCGAGTTCATCTAACAAACTTCCGTGTAGAGTGGGGTCAATCTCGCAATGAATCAATACGTCCAAAAGTAATTTTCTTCTAACACCAACATCATCTGTCACGTCGATAGGGAGAAACTTCACGTTAGGATGTTTCGCAAACTCAGTCGCCAAAGCGACAAAGCCATCCACGATAAAAAAGTGCCTGAACTGAGGGTGCCTCATCTCTCTTGACAAAATAGCCGCCATAGGATCACGTATGGGAATCACCGTTTTAAAAAAGTTGCATAACATTAGAATTGTTTGTATGGACACACTCCTCATAGTCGCCATATTCGCATACCACTGGCGGTGAAATTGAGTTTGAGGATATGCCACATCAAAATTCAAATACCGAACTATCGGTAAATGAATCATCGCAACGGTTGGCTGGTCTAAAGGATGAGGATAGGTATATTCGTGCATGACGTTTTGGTCAAGAGGCTTTACGCCCTCTTCCAAAAGAAATGTGAGTTCCTTAATATTGGGGATAAAATGCCTCAAGAATTCAAGGACGAACCATGTCCCAGTATGTTGAACGGAAGGAACGAATATGATGTCTTTCAATTTCAAATCAGTCATTTCGTCTCCAGTTCTTTGAATGCCTGTTTCTCAAGATCGCCATCAAGCCAGCAGGCGTGCCACGAAGGGACGTTCTGCATGAAGCTAACGCCCTTCCCCTTCACAGTATGAGCTATTATAAAACGAGGGCGTGTCCTCGTTTCTTTTAAAGCACCGAGTATCTCAGGCATAGAATGGCCGTTGATTTCTGAGACTGCCAAGCCAATGATTGAAACAATTTCTGCCAGCCCACTTAGAGGAAGGATATTCTTCACGAATCCAGCGCCCTGTCCTCCATTGAAATCTACAATGACCGTGAGATTATCCAGCCTTCGGAAAGCGGCTGTGAGCATCGCCTCCCATGTCGTACCTTCCTGACATTCGCCATCACCAATTAATACATAAATCCGTCCTGGCTTTCCTTGAATCTTTCTCGCTAAAGCCATTCCCACCGCAGCGGGGAATCCGTGACCTTCGGAGCCAGTAGTAAAATTGACCCCATTCTTCTCATCGAGAGTTGGATGTCCTTCAAGCTTCGGCTTCAGCCCTTTTTCTCGCAGGATAACATAATAAGGCCAACAAGCATGGCCTTTGCTGAGGATGAATTTATCCTCGTCTCCCATAATTTCATCGTAGAGAGCGATTAAGATTTCAACTGTTGAAAAGCTTCCTGCATAATGATATCCTCCGTTTTTCTTTGAGAGCTTAATCGTATCTCTGCGAACCTGTTTCGACCTTTCACTTAACTGTGTATTCATGCCATCTCCAAAATAACTTTCCCAGCCTTCCCCGATTTGACCATCTCAATAGCCTTGTTGATTTCAGTCAATGGGTATCGGTTAGTGATGAGGGCGTCGAGGTCAAATTTCCCTTTGCGATATAGATTCAAATATCTGGGAATATCTATAGACGGATTTGTCTGACCTCCCTCACTATCCATTACTGTTTTGCCACAATAATGCTGACGCACTCCATGAAGTATAAGGATCTGTTCATAATGCGGTTGGCCTACAAGAATCAATCGTCCTCTGGGAACTGTCATGGAATAGGCAGTTTGTATCATGCCAACAAGCCCCGTACATTCCACAACCACATCGGCGCGCAAATGAGAGACAGGGTCTCTCTTCATGTTAAATGTATCTGTGGCCCCGATATCCATTGCCATGTCGAGCTTTTCATCGTGAATGTCGATAGCAATTATCGGGTTTGCGGAGACCATTACTGCTCCCTGTATGACATTCAGACCTACGCCTCCGCAGCCGATGACTGCAATAGATTGCCCGATTTTAAGCTTCGCTTCATTGTTGATAATCCCCAGTCCAGTCGTCACTGCACAACCCATAAGTGCTGCTACATTGAACGAAATGTCATCATCTATTCGCGTCAAACGATTCTCTGACACAACCGCATATTCATTGAAAGTCGTAACCAGCCCACCGCCTATAGTCTTGTCTTTCCATTGGTATTTTGGAGGCTTCGCTTCTATCCCGGCTCCTTTGCGCCAATGCATGACAACGTGGTCCCTTTTCTTAACCGTTGTCACTCCCAATCCGATTTCCTCAACTACTCCGCTTCCTTCATGACCGAGCAGATGAGGGATATACTTGTCTTCTCCTGCAGCTCCTGTTATCTCGCCTATTTGAGCCCCGCAGATAGAGGAGCAATACACTTTGACGCGCACCTGTCCGACACCTGGACCAGGAGGATAAATGCTGATTTCATCCACAACAAGCGCCTTATTCTGCTCTACCAGAATGGCCGCCTTGAACTTCCCGGTGCTAGTAGTTCTTCCTTCCAATATCAATCTCCTTGATTTTCAGGCTTTTGTGATTCTCGGATAATGCGAAGATGGCTTGTGCCGCATCGTTAGGATCGATGAGATCATTAAAATCCTCTCTTCCTAATGACATATCCGTCTTCATGGCTCCCAGATAAACGTCGATTATCTGAGCATTCTTAGACGCCCCGCATTGTAGCGAACTTGTGAAGCCCCGAAGCCCATGTTTGCTCGCACAGTAGACTGACTCAATGGGGTTAGGTTGTTTCCCCGCTACTGAGTTTATGTTAATTATGATCCCGCCCCATTCAAGTTTTAACATCCATGAGATTCTCTTTATTAGCAACATAGGAGCGATGAGGTTCGTCTCTACCACCTCTCTTATCTCTACATCTCTGACCTCTGCAATAGGATTTTTGGAATAGGTACCCGCATTATTAATGAACACCTCAATGCGCTTTTCTTGAGCTACCTCAGCAAGCTTCTCAATAGTTCGGCTTTCAGATAGATGTCCCATAACGACATCACACTCCACATTCCACTCTTTCACTCCCTGCTCAACTTCTTCCAAACGCTTTCTGTTCCTACCGTGGATGATGACATCATAATTGTTTCGAGCAAAAACGAGGGCCAGGCTCCTGCCTAATCCTTTGCTGGAACCTGTGATGAGGACAGTCTTACTCACAGCATCTCCTTACACACTCTTTTAAAAATTCCATGTTGAAGAGCCTTCCTGGGCACGTCTTGTGTGTGTCGAAATACGAGTGTGGATAAATGTCTTTAATTGAAAGGCCGAAGAGTTTCAGCCATAAAGCGATGACCTTTGAGCCCGCTTCTATCATCTTCCTCGGAGGCGCTGTCTTATCGAATTTGCCGATGAAACAGATACCAAGCGAGTTGTCGTTATGCCCTCTGCAGTGAGCACCTTGAACGTCCCACATCCTCCCCATCAGAACTTCATAATACACCTCCTGTCCGCTAAGGACGAGTTCGCATCCTGCGTGATATCCGATTCCACCACGCCACTGCTTTACATGTGTATGATAGTGACGGATAGCTCCCCAGGATACCGTGCCGGAATCTTTTGTGTCGCTATTGTGGATGAATATCCGCGAAACTGTGAATTTCGCCATGGCATTACTTAAAAGTAACAGAAATTAATTTGTCAAGGGGAGGTTTTCCCTTTTGCTGATTCTTTGTATTTCCTGTAATAACCTATTGCCTGTGTTTCGTTCAATAATCCTAGTCTTTCAGCTATGTCTTTCCATTGGAGCTTCTCCTCATCTCGAAGAAAAACAGCACGCTTGCCTAGCTTTAGACGCTCTTCTTTAGACCGCCAACGTCCCGTCATCTTTTTTATTCACTCACACTGTTCCTTGAAGAGAGACCAATCATCCAATGACTGCGGATTTAACCCCATCTTCCTCATATGTCCATGCGCCCAAATCGGAGCCTCGAAAACAGAAGCCTCTTCAGACTCTTGGTTCATTCGGATTATCTCTTCAGGCGCTACGCCGTCATAAATGTTCTTGCTCATTATACATGTCTTTTCCTTAAACCTTAAGCATAAGCAGCACGTGCACGGTACCATAAACGAGGCAGAACCAGAACATAATTATGGGCAAAGGGTCGTCTAAGAAATCTTTTACGCTTATTAATCTCATTCTTTATCACCTCCTTTTAGTAACAAC